TTTTGCAGGGACAAGCCCAGGCGCTCGGTGAAAGCATAGGCATCGCGCGCAGTGTTCATCAAGTCGCCAATGGCATTTGATGCTGCGCTCATGGCGGAAGCGAAGGCCACACCACCGGCAACATCAAACATATTGCCGATGCTGGTCGATACGCCACGCGCCGAACCAGAGATATTATTGAAGGAGGATGAGGCTTTGTTTTGGAGTGTAGCTAAAGAACGCTCGGCAGACGATGTATCTGCCGAGACGCTCATAATTAGTGATGCAGCATTAATAGCCACCTTTGTTCTTCCTCTTTGCCCTTATACCCTCAGCCTCCGCTTCAGAGGATTCGGCATACAGCGCCCAATCCATCCAATAAGTCGGTTGCAGTATTAATTCCCAAGGGGGAACCCCTAAATATCGTGCTGCCCGTATCACGACATACCAATCAGGGATTGCCCCCATTTTACCGTCAAGCGCCAGGAAGTGGACTAGCTCCCTGCGCTCTTGTCGTTTGGGCGCATATCCTCCACCGCCGAACCAAACAATGTGCTCAAAAAAGCCAGAGGCATTTGCGATACCCAGTCACGATTGACCGGAATCGTCCTGCCATTTTCATCTTCCAAGTCCCACTCAAAAATCAGGTTGCAGATCACGCTAACGAAGTCCATCATCAGCGCTTCCATGTCGGATGGTTTGGATTCGGACTTCTCATCCGACATCGATTGCATCCGAACAGCAACCAACTGCATCTGTGGCGTAATGGCGCTAGGCCGATACGCATAATGCACGGTTTCTCCCTCGTACTTCATCTCTGCCCGCTTGATCTCTTTCATCAAGTCGTGAAACTTTACGGCCATGCTTGTAACACCCTTTCACTTGCGCTTTAAGTACCGTTACAGTGCTGCAATCTCGTTCACTACTACCACTTCAGTCGCTTTGCCCCATGTCGAGTCATGGAAGCCGGTCATCGTCCAACCGATAGCGAAAACGCCATCCTCATCGCTAAACGGATCGACGTCCGTCACCTTACAAGCAGTATCTACCGTCAACTGGTAGGTATCAGCGCCTGCAATGACCGCACCGATAGCCTCGATACGCACAAACTTGGTTGCACCGCTTCTCATCGTAGTAAGCAGCCCCATACCCTCAGCATCCGCCTCGACCATCAGCTTAACCTCCAGCTTTGGTTCAGTTTCCACGAATGCCGCCCATGTCGTACTGCCGTTAAGCACCCATACAGGTCCGAAGCGGTCGCTGATATTCCATTCAGCCGAAATAGCACGAGTCAGCGCCGTTGCACCATCAAGACCAGCCGCTGTATCGGCCAGATACACAGAAACCTGCGTTGGTAGCACAGGCGTCAGTGCAATGCTGGTAGGCGACGACGTCAGAGTAATACCATCAGTCAGCGCCGATCCCATCATATCGCCCGACAAGTCGGAACCATCGCGGGAAAACTTCATACCCAGGCTGGTAAATAGCCCGTAGGTGAACTTGTGTGCGCGCTCGCTGGAACCTTGCTCAACCGTGAACGTCTTAACGGTATCTGCCGCCGAAGTTGCAGGCGAAAACGTCCATGTCTTTGCTGTTGTGCCAGTAGGCGTCACAGCCTTCAATACACTGGACAGCGGGTAGATGATCTCAGTGTAAGTAAGACCACCACCAACGCTTGCTTCTGTCCACTCCTTACCAAGCGCAGCCAACGATGGGAACTTGCTACCCATCGCCCGATAGCTCTTGATCTCGGCGCGTGGCCCAGGCTCAATAGCCATCGACTGCAACTTCTTATTGGCCGCGACGGACGTTCCCGAAGTTGTCTCAAGGCCAATCTGTACTGTCTGAAAAATTGAGGCTCTATCTGCCATTGGATTACCCTCCCAAATGCCCTTTTACTATCACTTATTCACTGCACTAATAGCCTATATATACCACCCAGGTGACGGTATTGCACCCCACCTACAGGCTCGACCATAACGAACGGGCGCACCCTCACACATGCCATAACTGTGCCAGCAGCTACTGTGCCGCTCGCAGCATGTAATACTGTATCAATCCTGTCGGCCAGTGTGTTCAGATTGACAAATGTCGTATCCTGAACCACCGCTCTTACCGCATACAATGTATTTGTAAGAATACGAGCAGGACCAACACCCATCACGTCAGTAGCAGCCTGATTTGTGATCCAGATGTATGGATAAGCCGTACCCTCTGGCACAATATGACCATACACCCGCAACCCAACCGATGCAGATAGGGTGCTGTCGCCGGTAAGTACGGTGGTTAACCACTGCTCTGCCGCTACCAACTCGCTCACAGTTTGTCCTCCAACCTGCCCATCGACGGATGATTGGTGTTACTCTCGGCAGCAGGAGTCAAATAGGGGCGTGGGGGGCTTCCATGCCCTCCATATTCAACGACAGGCGCATAGTGAAGCTCTGTGTACACCACAGCCCCATCTTTTATCTCCTCTGCCGTAATTGAATCCCGCAATCGACCAGTGCGAACAGGTACTGTGCTCTTGGCATCAGCCTGTACGCTTTGGGCGATCTCAAGACAGACCTCCTGCAAAGCTTTAGGGAGCTGCTTCTGAATCTCAGGAAATTTATTTTGTTGCCAGCGCCATGTTACCTGCATTATGCCCCTCTACACGTCCACACAGATGGAAATACGCGCCGTTTCGTATGTTGATGGGCCAGAAATTCCGACCACTTCCAGCCTTTTACTACCAACCACTAGCCGATCTGACGTTCTCACGTCCGTTAATGCGGGAAAGGTCACACGCCACGGCGCTTTCTCCACAATTTGACCCGCAAGCGTGCCTGACAACGAATTTGCACCGCCTGTGCTTGATAATGCGCCGACATTTACAGCAATACGACACTTAATCGTACCAATTGCAACCCATGTCTTAGTCGTGCCTCCCATTCCATCAAGAGCGACGGTCGGACGCTGTATCTCGGCGCTATCCGTCATCGTTAGCTCTTGTGTGGCGCGGAATTGGGCCATTTCGTCGGCGCTTAACATCACTATTCCTTGTCCCTGTCAGGCAAATTTGCCATCCATGTATGGGCGGGTGACTTCTCTCCCGCAACTTTGCGCCCTTTAGCCTTGCGCTTGCGCTCCACCGGTTCCGGTTTATCCTCGACCGTTTGCGCCGGTTTACGAAGTAGGTCGGCAAACGCCTCCTTATCTGCATCGCTGACAACCACCGGACCAGTCACAACAGATACATCATCGGGCGCACTTGTCACCTGCGGATTGCTGCTTGGCTCATAAGGGCTATAGTCGACACCTGTCGGGTCAAGGATGATAACCCCATTTGTGCCGCTAAACGCCGCATCGTCTACTGGTATGTTGCCAATATCGAAACGGACAGTGTCCATCTCCAACGTTGCTTCTACCTCAACCCATCCAGCGTCGAGAAGGATGCGCTTTTTTGTTTGCTCTTGATCGCCAAGCACTAAAATTCGCTTGGTCTGTCGGTCTTGCATCGTAATCATTAGTCCGGCTCCGCTTCATTTCCTATCCAGGCATTGGGGTAATACCCAGGCGATTCCCTTGGTGGCGGCTCTGCTTTTAACTTCTTGCTCGTCGCCTTGCGTGTCAGCGTCAGATTGCGTCGTTTTGCGTCCTCCGACTGCTTAACGTAATGGTTTACCATTTTTAGGGCATTATCATACGCTCCCTGCATCTTGAAGCTCGCCCCATCTGCCGTAAAGTCATATCTCCCTGCCAGAATTGCGGCCTTTTCATTCCATATATTGGCGGCTGCAAGATACAGATCGTAAGTAGAAACCCACCCCGTAGCCCCTGGCGATACGCCTGCGGAGTCCGGCAGTGGGTTTTCTACGATCCGTTCTTCTATTGCAGCGTCACTATAGGTGGCATCGGTCGGTTCATTGACCATCAGCCGCACTCTGGCAATCGTGGACGCTGCTACGCTCACGGTCGCCTCCTGTGCTTACTTAGCTACACCAATCAGAGTCACCGTGAAGGGATTGCTGTTGGTTGCGGTCATATTGACGCGTGCAAGCTTGCCGAATAGAAGAACCTGCTGCATGTCGTTGGCGTCGGCTGCATTTGCGGTAACAAACGTCGCCCCATCCACCCAATTCTCGCCATCATTGCTGTACTGAAGCTTAAACGTTGTCGTATTGACAGCAGTCTGGTCGATAACCCACTGCAAGTCCATAACATCAGCATTCTGAACATTCAGTGCCGCCGAATTGCCAGCAGCAGTCATAACAGATGTGACAGCGAAATTGAGAGCGTCTGCCTGCTCACTGTTGCGAACCGCTACACTCTGTGGGGTGGGAGCGGCCAATGGTCCTGGTTGTGCAGCCTGCACGTTGGACATAGCGCCGAACAGCAGCGCCACACCAAGCATTGCAATCAAACCAGCGAAAAAGATATTCTTGCGCATTTTCTTTTCTCTCTCCTAACCTGTAAACGTTACAGGCTTACTATATCTGATTACAACTGGTTACGCAGGGATCAACAGACCAAACGGATAGCGAGTCGCCTCGGTAGCGTTGATGTTGTTGATCGGATTCGGCAACTGCCAGCCCAGGCGCATAACTGCACGCAGAGCGACCATGTCCTGCTGCGCCAAGTTATACACGATAGCACCAGTGTTATCTTGGATAACAGCTTGGTCTAACACTTTGTAAGTGATGTCTTGCCGCATCGAATAAACAAGACTGTTCCAGTCGCCGGAGATCAACAGGGATTCCGCTGGATCAACCGCGCCGTTGCGTGGGAACTCCAAAGGCACACCATCCAACTCGTACTGCGTAGCGCCCTGAACGCTGTACACAAAGATAGGATTGCCTGCCGTGTCACGCAGACCACGAAGCTTAGCTCTCAGAGGCAAAGAGGCAATATGGCCTGTGACCATGTAGCCATCTTCCTCAATCTTGCTCAATACGCCGTTCATACCCATAACATCTTCATAGATGTCAGTGCCCGTACCCAAGGTAACAGCGTGACCGGCTGTAGTAGCCGCCGTTAAAAGGTTGGTGGGCCAAACAGAAGGCGCATTGGTTCCGTACAAAACAGCCTGATCAAAAGCTCGGCCAAAGGCTTCGACAATGCGTGGGCGGACCTCTGCCCAGATGTCATAATCGGCATCGTCCAGAACAGCTTCTGGAATGGGGACCAGAACGGCCAACTCTGCCGCCTCGATGTACTTGTTCTGCCATTGCAGTTCGCTCGTCTGCTTGCGGCCTGTATCGCCATCCAAGAAATAAGCGGTGATCAGACCGGACAAAACCGGCATGCGCAATTTCTGGCGGGAAATAGGCGGCAATCGACGCGCCATCCGCATAACTGCTGATTGCTGTGGCACTTCCTGGATGATCCCTCGCGAGATTTCCTCTGGAATAAGTGCTTCAGCCTTGGTTCGGGTAATCTGACTATTGAAAGCCATTGTCTAAATCCTCCTGGAACGGGTTCTGTGCTAATCGCCTCGCCCTAGCGCAGCACGGATAAAAGCGTTCATACTCTGCTCCGTGTTTGCACCGGCCTGCTTTGCCCCTGCACCGGCATTGGCCGATGGCACGGTTACTCGCCTGAATAACTCAGGTACTTCTCTGCGGATCGCTTCCCAATCTGCCTCACCCTTGCCATTCAAATACCCATTAAGTTGGGCAGCAGCAAAAGCCAGTTTTGGATTGGCACAATCCGTTGGGACTGACATGAAAAAGTTCGCCTTACGTGTCGCATCCTCAAGCGTAGCCTTTACCTGATTCAACTCCTTGGTCGCTGCCGCGTTACCCTCCGCTTTCTTTGCAAGCGCCCCAATCTGCTTGCTCAGGGTTTTTCGCTGCTGTCGTTCTTCCACAAGAGCGTCACGCAAAGCCCTTTGCTGACGTGCTACCAACTCTTGCACTTCGACAGGCTGCTTCGATAGCCAATTGTCAAAAACCAACTCATCAACGTTGGCTTGGCTCTCGTCCCCTTCGCCTTCCTCGGAGTCCGAATCACTATTCGACTGTCTGCCTTGATTTTGCGCAACCTGACGACCACTGCCATCCCGTTGCGACCTGCCAGTAGACTTCCCATCTACTTCGGGCGTCTCGCCCTGGGGATTGGATTCGTAATCGGACATCTCGTCCTCAACTGGCGTCTCACCAGCATTTGAATCCGCATATCTATCCGCCATAATCGTTATTGCTCCTTATCGTATTACAAGAAACTACCCTTCTCAACCGACCGGCCAGTTATCCCAATTGGGATATCGTTAATGCCATAATGAAAGATATACCAAATCGCAAACCCCTCGTCCATCGACCTGCGAATGAGAGCACCACTTTTCCCCTTTTCCCCATCATTTTCCCCATTTATCCCAAATTGACGCTGCTTCTCTATCGCAATCCGCACTTCCGATTCGTCAATATCACTCACATCCCACCCCCTTGATGGACTATCTTGCTGTGCTTGCCTCCCATATCCCGCATTTTAGCCATGCAACATGGACTATCTTGCGATTTACCCCTGTTTTTTACCCCCTTCCCTACTCTTTTGACCAAGCTGTATCATCCCCTGCACATACGTAGCGACCAGGGGAGCGGCAATCTGTGGTGGTACGCCACCCTGATCGGTCAACGTAAGATAAAAGACACGACACAACCTCGCCATCCGTATCGTGGCCTCCTCCGCCTGCTCAAATTCGGTATCAGCCAGATTCAATTCATCCCAGGCATCTTTTTTACCAGAGTCCGTACTGTTGTCATCCATCGTTTTCACCCGTAATACCTAATTCTTCCTCCACCCATAAGCGAGTGGATGCGCCTAACTGCATGTTATCCTTGTTCGCCAAGTACCAACCTCGCACTTCAGCCAGCCGATCACCCTTCTGATACTTGCCTAAAGCCCTTCCCGCCCCTATCCAATCCGCAATCATCTCCTTCCGATAGCGAATTGGCATCTCCAAAACCTTTTGTTTCCCGCCATCTTCGATCAAGACGAAATACTGCCAGTGGTGTTTGCAATTGTGGATGTGGTGCGCCCATGCTCTATCGAATGAATCGACAAGGTCTCGTGGTCTTTGGTCGTATGGGTATGGGCCATAGAAGGTTTGTGCGTAGGGGAACCATTCGATGGGCAGTAGTTTCGGCCAGTCGTGGGTTATGGCAGCGATGGGTAGCCTATAGCGTATACATTCGATGCCTACGTATACTTTGTGGGCGACGATGTACTTTAGGTATTTGAGATGCTTGGATATACCCATGTTAGGCTTCCTTTTTGTTTTGATTGGTTGCCCGTTGTGGTCGTTGCATTTCGGCCAGTAGGGGGTGCTGTTGGTATTG